AAGTCGTTCGTCAGGCTGTCGGCAAGCGCGTCCGCGTGGTAGCGGATGATGCGGGACAGAGTGTCCGCGTGCAGGCTCGCGACTCCCGAGCCGAGTCCCGTCGCCGCCGCCTCGGACGAGAGGTTCTGCCCGAGGATCGCCTCTTTGATCTTGCCCGAGAACCAGTTGACCAGTTCCATGAATACCTGAGCGCGACCCGCGTTGGGCTCTTTGATGTCGATGTCGTAGATGCGCTCGGTCCCGCTCTGCGGGAGAAGCACGCTGTTGTCGTTGGTCAGGTTGGCGAGCACGTTCTCCATCATCGTGCGCCCCTGATCCTGCCCGAGCGGGTAGTAGCCGACGCGGATGCCCATCGCGTACCGCTCCGCGTAGGTGATCGCGTCCTGCAGGATCTCCTGCTTGGCGAGCCACATGAACCAGCACACGTCACGCGCACCGACCCCGCGGTAGATCGACTCGGTCGCGTTCGGATCGTTGAAGTCGGGCGCGTTGATGAACACGCGGTGCAGCACGACCGCCTTGCGCTCCTGCTCGGTGAAGATGTGCACTCGGGAGTCGAAGCCGATGTTCTGCGCGCTCGGTCCGTCGTTGCTGTACGCCGCGCCGACGCGCATCGCGAGGTTCCCGCGCTGGTCGTACGCGAGGGTGTCGGGGTGGAACGGATACCACTCCTTGATGCCCACGCCGAGCCGCGGGTCGCGCTGGTAGACGAGGTTGCACGCGGAGTTGCCGTACCACACCGCCTCGTGCATGGCGCGGACGAAGTCCGAGCGTCGGGGCATCGCGTCGAAGATGCGCGAGATGCGCTCCGCGAGCAACTGCCCGCGCTCGTTGTCCTCCTCGGTGCACATGACCGTCCACTCAAGGCTCGCGAGCGTCACCTGAAGGGAACGCAGCACGCCCTCGATGTCCGCGTCCGCCCGCATCATCTGCTGATACTGCGGGTTCAGCCGATACGCGAGGCTGCTGTTCCGCAGCATCTTGTCGGCTGTCGTGAAGAACGACCGCTGCAGTTCGACCGCGCTCGCGAGCGGCTCGCCCATGTCGCGCTTCAGCGGAGCCGACAGGGGCTTGCGTGGACGCTCTGCGGGGGTCAGTCCGTTCGCGGACGGGTTCGGGGAGGGGTCGGTCGGCACGCGTTACCTCAGAGGATCGGCTTGAGTTGAATGAGGATCCGCCGAGCGTCCTCGCCGTGGTAGTGGTCAACGCCGTACTGCGTCGTGATCGTCACCACGTCGCCGAACTGCGACACGCGGGTGATGACGTGGATCGGGAGCCACACCTGCTCGCTGACCTGCAGGAACGCGGGATTCACGACTCACCCCGCATGTCGATGCACACCGCGTCGTCGGCGACCGAGATGCGGTCGGAGGCGATCACTCCCGCGAGGGGCTTGCGGAGCGAGAACGCGAGGCGACCCGCGCTGCCGTCGTTCCTCGCGAACCTGATCGTGCCGCGCCCGTCCTCGACCGTCACAGCATCGGGGGCGTAGCCGAGTTTGACGGCGAGTGCGCGGAGGCTGTCGGCTGCGTGCGTGGACTTCGCGCCCGTGCGAGAGTTCGAACGCTTCGCATTTCCATTGCGAAGCATTTCCTCAAACTCTGAGACCGAGATGCTCGTCCTGTATTGCGTGTCTCCAGACTTGCGAAGTTTGACGGTGTCCCTTTCGACATCCACGGTGTACAAATCACCGTTGACCGTGTACATGCCGCTCTGAGCGGCGTGCGTGGACTTCGCGCCCTTTCGCGACCATTGTCCGCTCCGCTTGGCGGACTCAATGAGGTTGTCCGTCATGCGCTGCAGATACTGAGCGCGCTCAACGATCTTCTCCGCGGAACTCTTCGCTTCTTGTTCATCGCTTTCGATGAAGGCTCGCTCCAGCATTCTGCAGCGCGTGTTGATCATTTCGATCCACGGTCGGACTGGGGAAGAGTTGGAGAACTTCGCCTTCGCGCCGTTGCGGGACGCCTCGTATGCCTTCGCGTATCGGTTGCCGCTCTTCACTTTGCACCTCGGTTCGGGTTCTTGGTTCGACAGGTGTTCGCGATCTCCTCGGCGAGTTCGAACAGGTCGTCGTCGCCAACGGACTTCGCGTGCTTCATCGCATCGGCTGCGACCTTCTGCATCTTGCCGCAGTTCGCGGCGGTCACGGGCTGCATGAGGATGCGAGCGTAGTCGTCGGACTTTTCGAAGCGCGTCCTCGCGCCCTTGCGGGACGAACGGAAAGCGGCTTCGTATGCGAGATACACCGACTTCATCTCCTTGTAGAGATTTGCAATCGCATCGCAAGTGCTCGCGCCGTTTCGGAAGTTGCCCTGCTTTTCCTCGTCTCGCAACGCCTGCTCAGCGGCGTTGATCTTCGCCCTGATGCCTCGCATTCGCTTTGACACCGCCTCGATCTCAGCGGGTCCGAACTTCGCCTTTGCGCCCGTGCGGGACATCAGCCCGCGCAGCCCGAGCCGATCCGCGATCTTGACGAGTCGCATGAACTCGTCCCGCGTGCCTTCGTGCGCGACGTGGTCGACCATCTTCTGGATGTTCTTCTTTGCGAGGTCGGGCTGGTCGTTCGCCTGACTCTCAAGCGTGTCGAGCATCTGCGAGATCTGTGACATGCGAGCCTTGCCTCCGTGTCGGTTGCTGACCGACTTGAGAAGTTCCGTGTATGCCTTGACGCGGCTACCCATCCGCTCGTCCTGAGCGATGCCGAGTTTGAATCGGATCTCCTTGACCGCGAGCGGGTGAGCCTTGAGGGTTTCGATGGTCGGGTTGGCGATGACTGCCCGCAGTTCGCGGGCGATCTCCTGCTCTCCGTCTCCGACAGCCATCTCAAGGGCGTGATTCAGTTCGCCGATGACCATGCGCGAGAGTCTCTGATTCACCGACTTCGTGCCGTTCTTCATGTGCTGCGCCTTCTGGTAGATGAAATCGGTGAGTTTCGCCGCAGGCATATCCACGACCGAGCCGTTCGGCTGCGTGACCTTGTAGACCGAGCCGCCCGCTGCGGGGTCGTAGCGTACGTTGCCGAGGCGATACCCCATCTGCGCGAGGGCGGCGGTCGCCTCGTCAATGTTGAGCCGCCGCTTGCCCTTGGGCAGCGTGATGGTGTGGGAGAACCGAACCACGCTCTCCTTGGTGTCGATGGGTGCGAGCGAACCAGCCGCCGCCTCGTCAACCCATGTGGCGACGGACTTGATGACCTCGACCTCGTCGCCGTTTGCCTTCGCCTCTCGGGCGGTTCGGATGGCCATGTCCTTGGCGGTCGCGCCATCGAAGTACTGCGGGTCGTTCGACCCGTCGAGCCAGTGCACCTCGTAGGTTGTTTCGGAGTAGCGCGGCACGCGCCCATCGTATCAGGCGAAGAATGGACGGCGAGGGGCTTTCGCTCCGAACATCCGCCCGATGGCATCAGCCTTCTCGATCCGCATCGGAATCAGATCGGAGTGCGACAGCGACCCTCTGACAGCCTCTCCGCACAAATCCACGATGACATCCACGGTATCGTCGTGAGACCCCGCGGGGAACGACAGCATCTCGTCAATTACGGTCTGGAAGGCGGGCAGCACTCGTCCTTCCGCATCGGTCGGGAACTTCAGTTTCCCATTTTCCACGAACGGCTGCGCCCCCGCTGCGCGAAGGTGCTTGTCCGAGAATCTGTCCATCGCAAGCATCGGCATCCGAGTCATTTCGCCAAACTGATCGAAGAAGCCCTTCTGAGGACCGTTCGCCTCAGCGAGCACCACGGACACCGACCTGCGTCGCAATAGGGTTTCGGCTTGCTTGGCGAAGACGGGGAACGGCTCGCGAATGCGCAGCACATCGGTCAGGTATAGATCGCGGCTGCTGTCAATCTCGCCGACGATGCAGACGCTGTAGTCGGGATCGTCGCGTTCCTGCGCCTTGCGCCCGTATCCCCAGTCGATCGCGGCGACGGTTCGCGTGACCTCGGGGGTGCGCCCGAAGCGGTAGTGAGACATCCATTCGGGACGGAAGACGAGCAGATCGCTCGACAGTGGGACGAGTTCGTAGGCGCGTGCGTACGCCATCGCTCCCATTTCGTTCCTGCTCGCTGACAGGATCGCGGGTGTGAATACATCGGGCCACGGAGACACCTCGCCCATACACGGTCTACGCAGCAGGGTGTCATCGCCCTGATGGTGTCGCCTCCAGTCCGCGGTGATGTCGTCCGTATGGAATGGGGTCGCCGTCCTCCACACTCGGGACGGGAACTTTGCGGACGGGTCGAGCATTGGCATCCAGATGTTCGCCACGGCTTCCTTGACCTGCATTCTCAGGGTCGGCTGGAGCACCGCGTTGCGAAGGTCGCAGATGTCATCGAACCAGATGATGTCGGCTCGACCGCCCGTTCGCCCGAATACGCCCGAACCCTGCACGGACGGGTCGCGTCGTTCCGCGGTGTTCGGCGAGGTGATCGACCACGCCGTGGTCCTGTCATCCCCCGACTTGAGGATGATGTCTGGGAACACCGCTCGGAACACATTCGACTTGATGATCTCTCGGAGGAATCGGGTAGTGCTCGTCGCCGCCTCGTCGTTCTGCGAGACGATCTTGAAGCGCGTCTCTGGGCGCACTCCGAGCCACCATGCCGTGAGATAGGACAGCGTGCTCGTCTTGCCGTGACCGCGAGGCAGTTCCGCGTACCACGAGTATGTCGAGAGCGCGTGCGCGATCAACTCGCGCTGCAGCCCGCTGATGTCCCTGCCGAGGCATAGAGAGAGGAAGACGGAGGGATCCTCTCTTGCAGCGGCGAGTACATCGGACGGGTTCACTTCCTCTTCCTCTTTGGAGGCACTTTGGCGGCGGTTTCCTCAGCCTTGCGCTGGGCGATCAACCTTGCAGCGGCTTGGAGTTGGTCGTCGGTGATGCTGCTGACGGCCTCGATGCGCTCGGTTGCCCCGCCCGCGTCGAGTCTCTGGATCTTGTCCGCTGCGGCGAGTGCCGCTAGGTTGTCGCGCCGCATGGCGACGAGCACCTCCGCGGCGCGAAGTTTCTCTCGGTCGTTGCGGGCATTGACGAGCAGGGCGATGACCTGACGGGGCAGTTGCTGCGCCATCACCTCTGGGATGTCCCATCCGTTGGCGATTGCCTGTCGGATGAGCCTCAGGCTCGCCCGTTCATGACCGTCGTGCGTGGGTTCTTGCTGCATCATTCGTCCTCCGAAACCTCGGTCGGCTTCTCGGGCGGTCGTTCGGTGACGGGTGCGTGTCGCCCGTTCCAGTCATCGGCGAAATCACGGAGCGCTTCTGCCTTCACCGCTGCGGTGTTCTGCAGTTTCAACCCGTATTCGTTCGGAGCGATGCGCGACAGGTCGACTCCCTGCTTCAGTTTGAGCGGAGTATCGAACCGCTTCCATGCATCGCGCACGACATGCTGCGGTCTCTTGAACCGCCTGTCGACCTTGACGACATACGGCCAAACCCGCTCCAAGGACTTCGCCATGCGAAGGCGTCCGTCAGCCTTGTAGAGTTGGTCGCTGTTGCCGCCCTTCATGGTCATCGTCTGCATCTTCTCGATCAGGAATGCATTGACGAGCGCCGTGCAGAGTCCTGCGGAAAGCACCTGCAGGCATAGGTCGGTGTCCTCGTTGTAGCGACCGCGCCACCGCTGCGGAAGGTCGTTCTGGATGAGGAGGCACGAATACACATGCACATTGAGGAAGAACGGCGGAAGCCCCGCATATCCGAACATCGTGTAGTTCAGACCGCTGATCGCGAGGTTCTCGTATCGGTCGGTAAAGTCCTCGACGGCTGCGAACGCGGGACCAGACGCACAGGGAATGCGCCGCCCGCCCGTGAACCTGCGAACCTGCTTGATGTTGTCGTCAAGGATCCAGTGCCGTGAGAATCCCTCGCGCTTGGAATGCTCCCAGCACCAGTTCCGTGCGGGAATCGAACCCTTGCCGAGGTTGCTGAAGGGCAGGACGAGCATGTTCTGCGCGCCGAACGCCTCGGCGTACTTGTCAGCCTCCTGAGGCTCGACGACGATCTTGAACGGCACTTGATCCTTCAGCAGGAACTTCGCCGTCAGTCCGTTGTCGTACCGCCCCTTGCTGATGACATAGACGGGGTATCTCGGCAGCATGGGTTCACTCCTGTGCGAATCGAAGGCTCGACGGATCCTCGCGTTCCTTCCTCGGGTACCAGACCGACCAGCACTGGCTCTCGTCCTTCATGTCGCTCGGGTATCCGAGTGCGACCATGAACTGCCTTCGCACCGCGGAGTCCATGAAGGAGATTCGGACCTGACACGGCTGTTCCTTCGGCTCGTAGGACGGCAGGCCCACCCATTCGGCAGCCTCGTTGATGTCTCGGATCTCGGACTGCGGTCGCGTGACCATGACGAGGTTCGCGAGCATGCTGGCATCGAAGCCCGTTCCGAGGAGTTCATCGACATCCTTGATCTCACGGAGGATCTCGCTGAGCGCCCTGTCATCGACCTCGGCGAGCCGCATCAGTTCGTTGTCGCCCGTGAGGATCTTCAGAGCCTTGGCATCGTCGCTGCCGATGGGGAGGATGACGGCGGGGATCTCGGCGAGTCCGAGACTCTTCGCAGCGCTGACGATCCCGTGCCCTGCGATGATGGTCATGTCTTCCGTGCAGACGACTGGTCGGTAGAACCCGTGTTCCTTGATCGACTTCGCGAGATGGTCGATCTGATCCTGTGGGTGCGCCCTGTAGTTGCGGGGGTGCGGCTTGAGATCCGAGATCGGGACGATGGTTGTTTCGTGGTTCATTCCTTGGTTCCGCTCGTTCATGGGATCGCGCACCGAAATCGGTGTCGCCTCTTCCTGTTGCGGATGCTGTACGAAGCCCCTGACCCCGATCCGTTCGGTTCGGGGCGCGATGCGTGTCTCTGGGTTCGTGAATCATGCATCTCGGTGTGGTTCTGTCAAGTGTTCGGTGCGCGCCGCGGCACGAGGACGACATCGAATCCCGCCTTGCGAGCCATCTGGATTGCCAATCCGAGGTTTGGCGACCTCTGGGCGGTCACCTTGCCGCTGTCCGCGAGAAGGCACTCGCCCGTGTGGATGCTGAAGATGCCATCGGTGCTGCAGAGGCGGATGAATGCGTATCGGCTCATCTCGTTGTTCTTGAGATGATCGCGAATCGCCTGTTTCCACCCTTCTGGGTCTTTGACGATGTAGGATGTGCCGTTCATTGCCGAATGCTACACCGAAGATGGATACCCGTCAATGCAGTAGCCCGCAAGGGGGTGGTATCGCCTAACAGCCGCCCCGCTAGCCCTTGGGGGGCTTCGGGGGGCTGGCAACATCATCCGCCCCTTGCTGATCCCTCTCGACAGCAGCCGTTGGTGGGCTGTAGGAACACCATGACCCCTGAGCAGAGGTCACGGGGAGGATCAGCCGCATGGAGCCGCAGCGAGGTTTCCCATTGACGCGTCTCTCACCATTTCGACGGGCAGTCCGCTTCCGACGCGTAGGAGCGAGCAGGGGTGGAACTTAAACTTCCACTT